GTCAGTGCAAGGTCCCCCACCTGCGATCGCCCAAGGTATCTCGCAAGCGCGTGTGCAAGTGCTGCGGTCTGGCTTTTGACGAGAAGCGCAGGAAGCGAAAGCCGTCCGAGGTCGTTCGCGATGACTGAGCCCAAGCGCTGGCAGAAGGACGAGGCCTTCGTCCTGTGGATGCTCGGTCAGGAGTACGCGATCCGCACCGCGAAGGGCGCCATCCAGAGCCACGTCTCCGAGGGCGTCGCCATCTATATGTGGGAGGCCTGGAAGGCCGGTCGCGCTCAAGGTTGAGCGCTGACAGCGGGCGCCCTGGCGCATACGATCGAGCCTGTGCCCGGCCTCGACATGCGCCCCACCTTCGAGCAGGCGCGCCGCCTGCCCATCGAGCAGCGGCGCCAGCTCTTCCGCGAGTTCAAGAACGATCCGAAGCTCCTGGTCCGGGCCCTCTTCGCCTGGAGCTTGTGGGCGCGCCCCGACCAGATGGCGCCCACGCATCGCGACTGGTTCGTCTGGTTCATCCTCGCCGGCCGCGGCTGGGGCAAGGCCCTCGGTCTAGAGACCCCCATCCCAACGCCTGGCGGTTGGAAGGCCATGGGGGAGATCGAGGTTGGGGACGTTGTCTTCGACGAGGCGGGGCGCCCGTGCACTGTTACGGCTGTCTTTGATCCGGACGTGCGTCGTGCGTTCCGCGTCACCTTTTCGGACGGGACATCGATCGATGCGTGCGAGGATCATCAGTGGGTGACGCTCGACCGTCTCGAACGGAAGAGACTGAACCGGCGCGGAAAGGCGATCGAGCCTACGTCCTGGGCAGCAGACAAGGCACCGGTGACGACGGCCCACCTGTTTGCGACCCAGAGGGCCGGTGGCCGTGGGGACCTGAACCACGCAATCCCTCTCGCGGCCCCTCTCTGCCTCCCTGACGTGAACCCCGGCGTGGACCCGTACGTCCTTGGCCTCTGGCTGGGCGACGGGGAATCGAAGTCCGCCGTGATTCATTGCGGTGACGAGGATGTGGCCCACGTGGAGAGCGCCCTTCAGAGTGCGGGCTACACCACCGAGTCAAGGCGCCGACGGACGGCCTGGGCGGTGTCCTTCTATGCGGGTGCTCAGCTCCGGGAGCTCGGTGTCCTGAGGAACAAGCACATCCCTCCGATGATGATGAGGGCGTCTGAGACCCAACGCCGTGCGCTCCTCGCCGGCCTCATGGACTCGGACGGCTCGGCCGAGAAGTCGAAGGTCGAGTTCTGTTCGTGCTCCAAGGTCCTGGCCATAGGCGTTCTCGAGCTGGCTCGCTCTCTCGGGGAGAAGCCGACCATGACCGAGTCCGATGCGACGTTGAACGGTCGTGTGGTCGGGCGACGGTGGCGCGTTCGTTGGCGTCCCTTGGTCCCCCCGTTCCGGCTGGAGCGGAAGAACGCTGCGGTCTCTCCTCTGGGTGCACAGTCGAACAGGAACCGTCACCGAATGGTGGTGAGCGTCGAGGAGATCGAGCCGAGGCCAATGCGATGCCTCACGGTCGACTCACCCAACTCGATGTTCCTGGCAGGCGAGGGGATGGTCCCAACTCACAACACCCGCACGGCCTCCGAGTGGGTGAAGCAGGAGGTCGACAGCGGGCGCCGCGGGGCCTGGGCCTTCGTCTCCAAGGACCCCGCCGACGCTCGCGACGTCATGATCGAGGGCCGCTCCGGCATCTTGGCGGTGTACCCGCCCGACCACCCGAACCGGCCGAAGTACGAGCCCTCAAAGAAGCGCATCACCTGGCCCAACGGCGCTCGCGCGACCGTCTACTCCGGCGAGGATCCTGAGGCCGTCCGCGGTCCCGAGTTCGACGGCGCCTGGGCGGACGAGCTCGCCGCCTGGCGCTACCCGAAGGAGACATGGGAGAACCTCGAGCTGGCCACCCGTCAGCCCGGCCCCCAGGGGCACTCGGCGCGCATCGCCGTCACCACCACCCCGAAGCCCATCAAGGTGATCAAGGACATCCTGAGCGACCCCGACACGGTGGTGACGCGGGGCAGCACCTACGACAACCTGGCCAACCTGGATCCCAAGTTCAAGCGGACGATCCTGCGCCGCTACGAGGGGACGCGCCTCGGCCGCCAGGAGCTCCACGCGGACATCCTGGAGGAGGCGGAGGGCGCGCTCTGGACCCGCGAGCTCCTGGAGGGGACCCGCATCCGCCCCGGCGACATCCCCGGCCTCCGCCGGATCGTGGTGGGCGTCGACCCGATGGCGAGCGCGGACGCCGCCAAGCGCCGGAAGGAGTTCCCGCCCGAGACGGGGATCACCGTCGCCGGGCTCGACGAGGTCGAAGAGGCCCACGTCCTGCGGGACCTGAGCGTGAGCGGGAAGCCCGCTGTCTGGGGCCGTCGCGTGGTGGCCGCGGTCGAGGACTACGAGGCCGACTGTGTGGTGGCCGAGGTGAACAACGGCGGCGACATGGTCGAGGACGTCATCCGCAACGTCCCCGGCGGCGAGAACATCAAGATCAAGCAGGTGCGGGCGACCCGAGGCAAGTGGACGCGCGCCGAGCCCATCCAGAGCTTCTACGAGCTCGCCGGCAAGCGCGGCGCGGGGAAGGTGCACCACGTCGGTTTCTTCCCTCAGCTCGAAGACCAGCTTTGTAATTGGACCGGCGCCAACAACGAGCCGAGCCCCGACCGGTTGGACGCCCACGTCTGGGCTTTGACCGAACTCCTCCTCGGGCCTACGGTTCATGATGTCGACATGGACCCGACCGCCCTCCAGGCGTCGGGCTACTTCAACCAGGCAGACAGGAGAGGCCGATGAGTGAGCCGCTGAAGCTCGAGAAGGGTGGCGCCCCCGAGGTCGACCCCGGAGACGTCGATCCCGGCTCCGTCCGCTACAACTATCGGGCCCACGCGCGCCGGTCGGCGAAGGTGCGGCGCTCTGAGGAGCTCGGTTCTACGGGCCTGGTCGAATACGCCGGCCACATCGATGAGGAGTGGCACCAGCTCCTGAAGGGTCGGCGCGGCGTCGAGACCTACCGCGAGATGCGGGACAACGACGCGATCATCGGCGCGGCGATCACCCTCATCCAGGCCGTCCTCCGCCAGACCGATTGGCAGGCGATCCCCGAGGACCCTGACGATCCGCAGAGCGTCGAGGCGGCCGAGTTCCTCGACGGCGCGATCGGCGACATGAGCATGACCTGGGCCGACTTCATGTCCGAGGTCCTCTCCATGCTCTGGTTCGGCTGGAGCTACTTCGAGAAGGTGTTCAAGATTCGCGACGGCGACAGCTCGAGCCCGTCGCGGCGCTCGAAGTTCGACGACGGTCGCATCGGCTGGCGGAAGATCGAAATCCGCGCTCAGGAGACGCTCGACCGCTGGCAGATCGACGAGGACGGCGGCATCCGCGGGCTGTGGCAGGTGACGGCGCAGAAGCCGGAGCCGGTCTTCATCCCCATCGAGAAGAGCATCCTCTTCCGCACGGAGCGCAACAAGAACAACCCCGAGGGCCGGTCCATGCTGCGGAACACGTGGCGGACCTGGTACTTCGTGAAGCGCATCCAGGAGCTCGAGGCTATCGGCATCGAGCGCGACGCCGTCGGCTACCCTGACCTCCAGCTTCCGGAGTCCTACTTCGCTCAGAACGCGAGCCCGGCCAAGCGTCAGGCGCTCGCCAACTTCCATCTTCAGATCAAGCAGCTCCGCCGCAACGAGCTCGAGGGGATGGTCCGCCCGGCCGAGCTGAACGCCGAGGGGAAGCCCACCGGCTACAAGTTCCAGCTGGTGAAGTCGGGCGGCCCCCGTCAGTTCGACATCAATGCGACGATTCAGCGCCTGGAGTCGCGCGAGGCGCTCACGCTGCTCACCCAGTTCCAGCTCCTCGGCCAGGACAGCGTCGGGTCCTTCGCGCTGAGCTCGGACCAGACGGCCACCTTCGCGATCGCCATGGGCGCGATCCTCGACACCATCGAGGAGACGTTTCACCGCTTCGCCACCGTCGAGCTCATGAAGCTGAACGGCTACCAGAACGGGAAGATGGCGCGGTGGACCCACGGCGACATCGAGAAGCAGGACATGAAGGTCCTCATGGAAGGCTTGGCCACGCTCGTGGACTCGGGCCTGATCATCCCGGACCGCGGTCTCGACGACCACCTCCGCGAGAAGCTCGAGGTCCCGCCCCGCGAGGAGGACGAGGAGCACGACCACAGCGAGGTCGACCCGCGCGCGGGCACCCCGCGACCGGAGAACGTCGAGGAGGAAATGGACGACAGCAGCCTGGACCAACCTGACAACGAGCCTGTGGACGACATCGAGTGACAGCGCAAGCCGAGATCTGGGACGAGGGCCAAAGCCTTGTCCGTCGATTCCAGCGGGACCTTCGGGTCCCGTTCCTCGATGCGGCCGCCAAGCTCCGCCGCGCTGTCATCGAGATGTCGAAGCGTGCGATGGAGCCCGACTTCGACGTCTTCGCCGAGGTCGAGGCGCTCCCGTGGAGCGAGGCCTTCACCGAGCCCATGGACAAGGCTTGGCGCAACGCCGCGCGCCCGGTGCTCAAGGCGTCGGCCAACGACGCCGTCCGGGAGCTCGGCTTCCGCGCGATCAAGCAACAGGACCCGCTCCCATCGCTTGGTCCTGGCGCGGCCTCCCAGGAGGACTTCTTCGCGCTTCAGTACATGGACCGGTTCTCGCTCACGTTCGCGACCGCGCTGACGGAGACGACGAAGAACGCGGCGCGCGACATCCTGACCGGTGCGATCGCCCAGAACCTGACCATCCCCCAGGTGGTGCGCCAGCTGAGGGATACGATCGGTCTCACGCCTCGCCAGGCGGGCGCGCTCGAGAAGCGGCGCCAGCGCCTGCTCACCCTGGGGCGCACGCCGCAGAAGGTGGAGCGCGACATCGCGCGCACGCGGAACCGGATGTTGAGGGAGCGCGCGGCGACCGTGGCGCGGACGGAGATCATCGCCTCGCGGAACCAGGGCACGCTCAACGGCTGGCAGGTGGCCCAGGCCGCCGGCGAACTCGGGCCGCAGGCGAAGAAGGTCTGGATCGCGTCCAACCCGTGCGAAATCTGTGAGGCCATCGTGAAGGAGGGCCCCGTGGACCTGAACGAGCCCTTCATCAGCCCGAAGCAGGGCAATCGGCCCCTGATGTCGCCTCCTGCCCACCCGCGGTGTCTACCGGGCAGCGCGCTCGTATCGTCCCGTCACAGGATTACGGCGACTTCGGAACGCGCCTACGAGGGAGATCTCGTCGTCATCCGAACATCCGCTGGTGATCGGCTCGCCGTCACACCGAATCACCCAGTACTTACGCCGACGGGCTGGAAGCCTGCGGGAACGGTTCAGGTGGGTGATGACGTTGTCGGCGGTCGTTTCGGTGATGCCAGTGGAGCGTCTGGTGTCGACGACGATCAGCAAGACGCACCATCCACGATCGAGGAAGTAGCGCGTTCTTTCGGGGTATCGCCGTCCTCGTCGACCGTAGAGGTGCCAACTGCCTCCGAGGACTTCCACGGCGATGGGATGGATGGCCAGATCGCAGTTGTACGGGCCGATCGCCTTTTGGCGGACGGCTTGAAGGTCCCTCTCCTGGAGCAGGCCGAACAGGCGTTGCTCATGGTCAGAGATGCCGGAGAGGTTTCGCTCGCGTGCCTTGGCGAGCTTCTCCAGGGTCTCCAGCGAGGCTTTTCGACCACGGGAAGCGGCGTTAGCGGCGCTAACCAAGCGCTTCCGTTCTGCGGGTGGTGTGGACGCCATCCGGTTGGACATGGCCGCCGAGCGGTCACGCGGTTGGACCTTGGCCTCCAGGAGTCGACGTCTGATGACGCCGCGACTCACGCCGATCCGTTCGGCGATCCTCTTCTCGCTCTCGCCCGCGAGGTAGCAACGGATAAGGTCGTCAGTGTCGATGTTCAATCGTTTCATGGTCAGGTCTTCAATCTGGAGACGGTGGGTGGTTGGTATGTGTCCGATGGTATCGTAACACACAACTGCCGATGCTCGATGGGCGTGGTCTCGCCGCGCGACGGCCTGGTGACCTGAACTCAGGGCTACCGGCCTCCGCCGCGATTCGGTACGGTGGGCGCCATGCCGTACGCCGCGAATCGCGACATCCCTGAAGGCGTCCGCTCCGCGCTCCCTGCGGCGGCCCAAACCGTGTGGCGTACCGCCTACAACGGGGCGGCCCAGCGCGGCGATCAGGATGAGCCCGGCAGGATGCGAATCGCGTGGGGCGCGGTGCGGCGCGCGGGCTACCGGCGGCCGGCCGACGGCGGCAAATGGGTGAAGAAGCTCGGGGTGGACCAGGCGCTGACCGACATGGCCATCGACTGGCGCCACGGCAAGGCCGAGCGCACCTACAAGCCGCCCCAGAGCGTGCGCAACAACGCCCGGCGGGGTCTTCAGCTTCGCCAGCAGTTCGGGCGCGGCGGCACCGCCACCGGCATCGCCCGCGCGCGCGACCTGGCCAACGGGAAGGGGATCCCGGTCGCCACGCTGCGCCGGATGCGCGCCTTCTTCGAGCGCCACGAGGGCAACAAGGACACGCCGCCCAGCGAGGGGAACGGCCAGATCGCGTGGCTGCTCTGGGGCGGCGACGCCGGCCGCCGGTGGGTGAACGCCCGCCTCCGCGAGGCTGGCGAGCTCGAGAAGGTCGACGTTGGGATCGCGAAGCTCGACGAGGACAAACAGCTGGCCTACGGCTGGCTGTACGTCAGCCGCCGGAAGGACGGCTCCCAGGTTGTGGACCACAGTGGCGAGGTGGTCTCCATCGAGGAGCTTGAGAAGGCGGCCACCGCCTACGCGCTCGATCACCGCGAGGCGAAGGAGATGCACACCGGCGGCAGCGCTGGCCGGCTCGTGGAGATCTGGGTGAGCACGCCCGAGAAGCGGGCGGCCATGGGCATCCCCGATGGCATCCTCCCCGACGGAATCTGGGTCGGCTACAAGGTCGACGACACCGGCACCTGGAAGAAGATCCGGTCCGGTCAGCTCAAGATGTTCAGCCTCGGCGGGCGCGCGCTGCGTCAGGCCCTGAAGCTTCTGAAGGAGGCACACGATGCCCAAGCCGTTTGACACCGTGGAAGACCGCCAGGCGTTCTTCGAGCTCACTGGCCTCTCGATCGAGGAGGGCTCCTTCGTCGACAAGGGCGACAACCCGGAGGCGCACATCGTCCTGACCAAGGCCTACCGGGAGCTCAGCGACGA